ATATAACCACATCTGTGTTCAGAGCATTTATATCGTGAAAAGCAAAAGGAACATCCCAATTAATATGGTTCAAATCTATACGCATTTCTTCTTTGTAATACCGATTAAAAACTTTAGATAGTTCTAAAGCATCTTTATCAATATCTATTAAGTTAATTTTACCTACATTAAAGTTTTCACATAGTAATGGAACTAACGGAAATCCTAACCACGAATTTAAAACCGTGATGTTTAGTTTTTTATTAGTAGGCAACACTTCATCCAATTTTTCACACAACCAAATTGATGCTTCCATTGAATTAGGATTTAAAGACTTTCGGAAGTCTTCGTGTTTGTATGGCATTTCGTGGTTAATTTTATCTAAACCATCGCCCCAGTTTCGGTAGTTATTCAAAAAGTTATAGCTTAACATCTTCAGGTCGCTCCATAGAATCATATAAACATATAAGTAGGTTGTCTCTTATTTTGTGTTGTTCAATATCAGTAGGCCATATATAACCGTTATTATAACTGTATACCCAACCGTCAGGGAAGTGTCCTATTTTCAATAGTCTCTCCCGTTGATGTCCGAATAAGTTATCTAAACCTCTGTAATAAAAAAACATTTGTGAAGGGTAATCACACACAAACTTAGTAATCTTGTCAATATTTAGTCGGTCATTCCAACGCAAAACAGAAGAATTTAATTCAGTATATGCCCAAGGTATATCAACAACATCACGCTTCATCTTTTTAAGATTGTGCCAACAAGTTCTGATAAAAGTTAAATTATCACCTGGATCATAGTTTACAATACAATCAATATTGTTTTGTATCTCAACATCTAAATCTAAAAATAATTTCTCACCTTTCTGTGTAACTACTGAACGATCAAACAAATATAACTTGTTCCACCACTTTTCATAATAGTTTTCCTCAGGAAAAGGAATCACTAGAATATCTGGGTTTAGTCCCCAAGGAGCTTCAGTAAGACAATAAAAGTCGAACTCCTCAGTGATATGTTCTTTACACATTTCGTGTATTTTATTTACGTGATCGTGTGAATATTTTTCACCCCATTTCACAGTATAAATGCTAATCATTTCCAATGCTCCAATAAGTTGGGATCTGCTAACTCATCTTGTTTTGTTTTACCTCTACTAGAATCTTCAAAAGGTAACAAGTCAATATTAAACACACAAAGTATAGGCTCTGATCTATACTTATCTACTTCTAAATCGCCTGCATCCCAGTCTCTTCCTCTATTGTAAGAGTATGCCATCCAACTAGGAAAGTGTCCCCATAGAGGAGTATTGCTAAAGTCTCCCCATCGCCAACTGTGATAGTTGTCTGTACCGTCTGTGAATGTGAACCAAATTCTTTCTTGATGCTCTAGTACATCTTTCCAAATAACTTCACACTGATCGTCACTCCAGACTTGACAGCTACCGTTAGTATAAGCACCGTGCGCTAGTTTAAATTGTCTGGACTTCATTGGGCGAGGATCTTGCCACCAACTACGAAGTTTAGTCGGACGATCTAAATCGTATGTAATGATAGGACCCATATCGTTTTGGATAATAACATCCAGATCCAAAAAGACAAAACGACCAGTAGGTTTATCGTCAGCAAAATTGTGCGTGTTGAATACAAATGTTTTAGGTCTATCCCAACAGCGAGCCATACCGTATTTAAAATTATCACTACCAAACCAATACTTAGGGTGAATGCTGTCAATGTCAGGGAAGTCAATTACTTTAATCTCCTCATCAAGCCCTTCAGGGTGCTCAGTGTAGCAATAGAAGTGAAAGTCAAACTTCTTAGGATCAGTATGACGCTTTGCCATATTCTTTAGTTTGTTGACAAAGTGAGGACCGTACTTAGTTCCCCATTTACAGCAGATGTAATTAACTCTCATTACCCCTCCCACATCGTCAACATAATTGGGTCTTCTAGTTCTTCAAGTTTTATTTGTGACTTTGCTTTCGGATCAGGAGTCAAGTCTGTATTGAAAATACAAATCTTAGCATCTGGTCTATATTTTTTTGGTTCTATGTCATCAGGATAAGTCATTCCTCTGTTGTAACTATACACCCAATCATAAGGAATATTTTTCCAAAAATCTCTCTGTCTCCAATAGTGGTAATTGTCAGAACCTTTATAAAAAGTCTTGAAAACCATCTCATCATTAATTAATACATCGTGGTAAATAGCTTTAACCTGATCTTCATTCCAAAGCATCATACTTGAATTATAGAATGTTCCTCTCATCTCTATAAACAGTCTTTCGTGCTTTTGTTTTCCAGGTTGCCACTGAACGTGTATCATTCTAGGTTTGTTTGCTAGTGTTTCTATATCGTCAATGTTGTTTTGAATTATAATATCTAAATCAAAATAACACCACTTACCACTGTAACCTAACCATTCTGTTGAATTAAACACTAGAAATTTTGCACGATCCCAACAATAGCCTTCTTTGCCAAACCAATATTTAGGATGCAATACGTTATCATCAGGAATAGGGTGAGTGTCACACTCTAAGCCCTCAGTGTTGTCTGTGTAGCAAGTGAAAGTAAAGGGTTTCGTATAGTTTTTTTCAACCATACGATATAGATTATTCACATAGTCTGGGGAGTATTTACTTCCCCATTTTATACATACAAAATTCATCATACTCGTCAACTAAATTAGGAAAATCTGCTTGTCCGTTTAATAAAGCAATGGTCGCATCTGGTTGATACTTTCCGCCATCAAACTTAAAAGAATATATTTCACCTTTAGGCCAATGCTCAAATGTAAAACTTTCGTGGAATAAAAATCTATCATCACCTGCATACTTTACCATATAATAATCTTGATCTTTTTTCCAATAATCATATATATGCCTTGCATCTTCCCACAACATCACACTAGAATTAAAGTTGCTCAAATAATTATAAGACCAACGCTCATCTTTGTGATAGGGAAATTCATTGGGTTTCCAGTAAGTATAACAAATCATAGGATGCTTGTCAAGATAAGAAAACAAATGATCTATATCTTTTTGTATACGAATATCTAAATCTAGATAAAGAGTTTTACCGAAACAATATTGAAATAATTTGACCTTTTCCCAGTGGCCTTCAGGTTCACCGTCAATCGGAATTGTATAAATATCAGAACGTAATCCTTCAGGATTATCGGTCACGCACACATAATTATATTTGCCGTTGGTGTCGAGGTATATACGGTTCACATCATCTGCCGTATATTTGTCACCATATTTTAAGGTCAAAATAGTTTTCATTACAAGTCCAAAATGTTATAAATAAGTAGAACACATTAATACTTATAAGATATTTATATGGCTACTGTAGAGAATCTGGTAATAGATCAGGGACAAACTTTTACTTTTTCGCTGACCCTCAGTAATGCTGACGGTACTGCTAAAAATCTGTCTGGGTATACAACCACTTCACAGATGAGAAAAAGCTATTATTCTTCTACGGCTACAGATTTTACAACGGCACAGGTTGATAACACGGGTGAGATAACTATATCATTAACCGCAGCACAGACTTCTAATCTGAAAGCTGGCCGTTATGTGTATGATATTGAAATTGCATCAAGTTCTGAGACTCTTAGAGTCTTAGAGGGAATAGTAACAGTAACTCCTGAGGTAACACGCTAATGGCAGTTAAGGTAACGGTACCAAGCAATAGAAGTACAAGCACAAAGGTTTCAAGTACGACACCTTCGACCCGTGTTTCAACAATAACGACTACGCAATCACAGACACAGACTGCAACATCTTTAGACGGGTTGGCCGGTGTGGATGTGCAGGGTGTGCAAGACGGATACACTTTGGTTTATGATTCAGGTACAGGAAATTGGGAAGCAGCTCCCGCATCTGATGTTGCGGCAAACATAACAAATTTAGACGGCGGAACATTTTAATTAAAATGTTCGAACATTTTAACAATAACTAAAATAATAACAACACAGTATAAGGAGTCTTAAATGGCAACTGTTATTCAAATCAAACGCTCTTCAGGTTCAACTGCACCAACTACGGGGCAATTAGCAGAAGGCGAACTCGCATATGCTCAGGACCAATCTGGTTCAGGCGCAGCTGCTAAACTATATATTGAGTCTCTTGGCTCTGACGGTAGCACCCCTGTCATTCACGCCATTGGTGGTAAGTTTTACACTGATGCTATTGATGCAGCTACTAACAACAACACAGCAAGCACTATTGTAGAACGTGATGGTTCAGGTAACTTTAGCGCAGGCACTATCACTGCTGACCTTACTGGTGATGTTACAGGTAATGTTTCGGGTACTACTGTAACTGCAACAGGTGCTGTAACTTTCGGTACATTAAGTGATGGCACTATCTCAGGGGTTACTTTTGTTGACGAAGATAATATGGTATCAGACAGTGCCACTAAAATTCCTACTCAGCAGTCTGTTAAGGCATACGTAGACTCACAATTTGGTGCTGTTTCTTCGACCATTACTCTTTCTGATGGTTCTACCACAGACACATATACTACTGGTAACACCCTTACTTTCACTGGCGGCACAGGTGTAAGTACTACTGTTAGTGATGACGAAATTACTTTTGCTATCGGTCAAGCAGTAGGCACAGGTGACAGTGTTACATTCGCAGGTGTTACCGCTCCTCTTACAGGTAACGTAACTGGTAACGTAACAGGTAATGTCACTGGCGACCTTACTGGTGACGTAACTGGTGATGTTACTGGTAACCTGACAGGCAACGTAACAGGTAATGTTACTGGTAACGTAACAGGTGATGTCACTGGTGACGTAACAGGTTCTATCAGCGGCGGTACTGTTGCTGGTTCTACTGGTACATTCTCAAGTGACGTTTCAGTTGGTGGTAACGCTACTATCACTGGTAACTTAACTGTAAACGGTACAACTACTACTGTTGCTACAACTAACACTGTTGTTTCTGATACACTGTTAGAACTTGGTAACGGCACTTCTTCAGCTGCTAACGATTCAGGTCTTATTATTGAACGTGGTAGCACTGGCGACAACGCTTTCATCGGTTGGGACGAATCAGCAGACAAGTTTACTGTTGGTACAACTACTGCTACAGGCGCATCTACTGGTGACCTGACTATCACTGTTGGTACTTTGGTTGCTAACATTGAAGGTGACATAACTGGTGACGTAACTGGTTCATTGTCCGGCGGTACTGTTTCTGGTCTGTCAGCTGCTATTGCTGTATCAGACGGTGGTACTGGTGCAGGTACGTTTACTTCAAACGGTATTATATACGGCAACGGAACTGGCGCACTTCAGGTTACTGCTGCAGGTACTGATGGATACATCTTGTACTCAAACAGCGGCACTCCTGATTGGACTAACACTTTAGACGGCGGTACTTACTAATTTAATTTTTTTGAGGCTATATTATGCAATATACTAGTGCAGAACAAAACAGTAATGAGAACTTAGTGAATGAATATATCAATGTTTTAGCAAAAAAGCTAAGCGATGTGTCTTTAGAGGTTGTGACAATTCAAGCTAAGGCTAACTTGGCAAATAAAGAAAAGGAACAACTTCTAAAGACCATTGAAAAACTTAACAAGGATGTTGATAGTCTAAATGCTGAAGTCATAAGAGAACGGGAAAAAGAACCTATAACTAAAGAAGTAATCAAGGAAGTAGAAGTTATAAAAGAAATTCCCGTTGAAGCAGATTCCACACTAGTAAAAGAAAATGAGTATTTGAAAAGAGAACTAATAAGTTTAGAAAAAAAAATTAAAATACTAAAGAGCCAGCTAAAGAGCCGAGAAGAGGAGAACGTAAATGGCCGTAATACTGAAACCTAAAAGGTCAGAATCAGCCAGTAGTACCCCCACTACTAGCGATCTAGCAGTAGGCGAAATTGCTATAAATACAGCGGATCAGAAACTGTATATTAGAGATTCTAGCGACAACATTAAAGCCATAGGTGGCGGGCTAAATGTAACTGATACTGACACTACTGTTTCAGGAGCGTCGGCAATACAATTTAGTGACACCTCAACTGCTTTGATGCAAATTACTGACGGGGGAAGCGGTACTGCTTCTGTTACAGTAACCATTAATGCAGATCAAGACTATGGATTGATAACGCAGTCAGTCGGCGTCGGCAATAATCTTGATTACGGGAGTTTAAGTTAATGGCTACTAGAATAAAATTTAGACGAGGCACTACAGCAGAACACGCATCTTTTACAGGATCTCTTGCTGAGGTAACAGTAAACACTAGCAAAAAAACTCTTGTAGTACACGATGGGTCCACACAGGGCGGTTTTGAGATCTTAAGATCAGATTTAGACAACTTGCCTGGAGACGCTACAATACCCGGAGCTCAAGTCGATGCTCTCGATGGCGGAACATATTAGGAGATAAATTATGCCAACAGTATTACAACTAAGACGTGGAACTACCGCCGAGCACTCGACTTTCACGGGTGCAGAGGGCGAGGTTACCGTCAACACAACTAAAGACACGCTGGTTGTACACGATGGGTCTACACAAGGCGGTTTTGAAATAGCATTAGCAGATTTGTCAAACACATCAGCAACAGATATTCTTGATGCGATCAAAACCGTTGATGGCGCAGGCTCTGGTCTTGACGCTGATTTACTGGACGGCGAAAGCAGTGCTCATTATAGAATCGATATCTATAATGCAGCAGGCACTCTGTTAAACTAATTTGAGTAATTACTATGGCGACTATTGTACAACTAAAACGATCTGAAGTAGCAGCAAGACAACCCTCATCGGCTGATATTAATGTAGGCGAACTTGCTGTCAATTTAACAGATGCTAAATTATATTCAAAAAAATCTGACGGTACAATAGTCACCTTAGCTCAAACGACTAACAACACTACATCATACTATTTGCCAAATGACTTGGGTGATTTATCTACAGCAGGCAATACTTACAATCTAGGAGAAGTTACAGATTCACCTTCTGCCGATAATGCAGGATTTAATGAATTAACTGCTTCTTCTTTTACTCTCGGCGATCAAATATTTCCAACATCTGATGGCACAAGCGGACAAGTAATCACTACAGACGGCAACGGAAACTTGTCGTGGTCAAATCAATCTGGTGGAGGAAGTGGAAGTTGGGCAGAAAAAGATGTAAACTACACACTTTCACCTGGCGACAAAATAATTGTAGATACTGAGACTTCTGCAATAACATTGACTCTTCCTGCTAATCCTACTCTCGGAGATGAAGTCACTATCATTGATGGTTCAAGCAATGCCTCTATCAATAACATTACTGTAAATAGAAACGGTAGAGTAATAGACGGTGAGGCAGAAAATCTAATCATCGATGTTGACGGAGCGGCATCTAACTTAGTGTATTATAACAGTACTTACGGCTGGATATTCACAGAGAGATAAAATGGCTAATTACAGCACATTAAAATATAAAAGCCTTACGGGCGCCGGCTTTGCTAAGGGCGCACAAATAGAATCATTAGCAGTTGAAGCAGGTTTTGCAAAGTCTGCTGATGTAAGTTCTACTATTGATGCTAGAGTCACAGCATCTAAGAGATCAATTATAGGACAACTAGACAGAGAAATAGCAGGTGGCAATGCAACTACTGACACTTTCTTAGACAGAATAATAGGCGGTAACGCAACGACTACATCGTTCGCCGCAGAATATGACGGAGGTTCAGCTAATGGCTGATTTAATACAATTACGAAGAGATACAGCCGCTAACTGGACTTCAGCTAATCCAGTTTTGTCACAAGGTGAGCAAGGGTACGAAACTGATACAGGCAAAATGAAAATAGGAGATGGCTCTACTGCTTGGACATCTCTTGCGTATTTTGTAGATCCTTCTTCTTATGCAACTGTAGCGACTACTGGAGCTTACAGCGATCTTACTGGTACTCCTACTATTCCGGCAGATGTATCTGATCTAACTGATACTACCTCATTATTAGGCGGCGGTGGCGGTGGCGGTTCATTAGAAGCAGTAGCTTCTGGTTCACTTGCTAATGGAGACACGGTAGTTGTAAACTCTGATGGTACCATAAGTGCAGTAAGTCAAGTAGTACAAACCGCAGCCGTCGGCACTCAAGTACAAATGACTACAGGCAATGCTAATTCAATAGCTGGAGTTTCAATTGGTAATAATAAAATAGCTATATGTTAT